GTCAAGAACACCATCTGCTGACTGGTGTATGTATGTTCCACTATCACCAAACTGTAACTGTCGAGTAGAGTTTAGAAGTATACCTGTATCAGCAACATGAGTAAGAGTTGTGTCTTGGTCTGCGCCTAAATTAATTACGGCTGCATCAGCAAGAAACAAATCGCTAAACTCTAGTGAAGTCGTACCAAGTGCTGCACCGTCACTTGCATCAGGGACAAAGGCTGTACCCGCTGAAACTGTGCTTGCTCCTACAATAGTTCCTGATATGTCAACATTACCGTTGATGTCAATGGTAGTTGCTGCAATCTGTATTTCTGTGTCGGCTACAATATCCAGTTGACCGTCTGCACTTGACTGAATGTAAATTGCAGTGTCACGGAACTGTATCTTTTCTGTAGTGGACATGAGTATGTCATCAGCAAACTGGAAGTAATCTTCGTCTTCCATCCACGTAATAACGCCGTCGTTAGTGTTAGCGTCAAAAGTAACTGATATGTCAGTATCTGCACCCGTTCCAAAAGTAACCGCGTTAGTTGCTAACCCAGTAATAGGGCCACCCTCTCCGGTAGTTCCATCGTGCGTATGTCCAGTGCTTGCGGCAAATGCTGCAAGTAATTGGTTAAACTCGTCGTTGGTATCCGCAGCGGAGATTGTATCGCCGTCAGTATACGTGGACTGTCGTGTATAGGTTGCGCCCATTTACCTTCTTGCTCCCACTTGAAATTCTAATTGAAAACCTTTTAATGTGTACGGGGCCGTAGCTGTATCCCCGTCTTCTACTCTTAATGCTACGGCAAACCCAGAACCCTCTACTGCCTTACGAACAATTGGTTGTGAAGGTCCACCATACACAGCACTACCATAGCTAGAAGTACCATAAACTCCTGCGACATTTGTACTGTCTAGGGGATATGGTGCAGGTCTAGTAGATGCACTTGATTCATAATCATATCGAACAAACAAATCTGCATCAATAGTTGATTCTGGTGCGTAGTTGATATTAACTCGCTGCATATGTTTACGAACTCCGGGGTCACCCATGCTCAAGTCAGGACTCCTGTACTTAGCTTTTATTAGCTCCCCGCCAAAGGTATTACCACGTTCTTGTCTGTGTACAAAACCATCAAAACCACCGTGCAAAGCTATTACATTACCAGCTTCAATTACAGTATCTGCACACGAAGGTCGAATACCTTTCATAGTTGAAAATTCAAAAGCTTGACCTTTCATAACACATATTGAACCTAGTGTTGAAGTTTGTGAGCCACCGTCTTTTGAAAAGAATATGCGGTATTGTGTTTTATCAGGTATAACTAAAGAAACAAACGCACTTGCATTAGTCAGGTTATCCCTAAACAACTGCTGAACATTAGTACTTATAGTACCCAACTCAACGTCACCAATACGGGCTGTACCAGCTACAGTACGCAATCCATCTGGCCCCAAGAATACCAAGTCACCTGCAAATTCCAAAATCGTAAAGCCGTTTATGCAGCCAATGTTCCTAGTAACAGGAACGATAGCGAAGTCAGAACTAGAACTACCACCAAGTTTGAATATTCTGTTTTCGCAAAAGATAAACAAATTATCACGGAAAACTTTTAATCCAACAATTGTGTCATCAACTTTGATGCTTCCGGCTCCGTCCCCTGAGTTAAACCCATCTTCATCAAAAGGTTCACTAAATACTATCTCTTGGGGTGTGGACGACATGCCTGAATAAAACATGTGGTTTTTAAACACCGCTATGTGTTTTGCTCCGGATACAGAACTGTCACCAACATCTGTAGCACCCATAGATGTGTTAAATATTGTAGGAGCGTTGGCCTGATCAACAACTATGATCTTATCATTTCCATCAAAGTTGTATCTTTCAAAGTTGTAACGAGCAGCACTTGTTCTTCCGGTATCCCTTACAGTCCAGTCTTCGGAGACAACATCATCAACTGCATGATCGGCTGCAGTAGTGCTGCTGGTTGCTCGTGTCACACCTGTAAATGATGATGCGCTTTTACCCGTGTATGTGAATATTTCAGAATTTATCTGTAGAGTACCGCTAGAACTAAACCCATCTGTATTATCAACGCTTATTGTACCAGAGCCTGTCATGGCAGTTCCTGAAGCTATTAGGGCTGCTAATTCGGTGGATGCACAACTGAATATTTTTTCGCCTCTTGCTGCCACCACAAAGTTGTTAAATTTGGTGGACATAAGAACAGCTTCGGTGGAATTGTTTGTTTGTGGTACTATCTGGTTTACAAATTTACGAAACCCTAACATCCTTTTGTACCCGCCGCCAACGTCAGGCTCAAAGTTTTCCAACTCAAGAGCTTGTCCGGGCTGCATGATAAAGGTAGACCTGTTTAGTACCAAGCCACCTTCGCAGTTAAAAGAAAGAGGGCTTACCCCCTGCAGTTCTAAATCTGGCATATTAAACTGCTCTCATATAGTTTTTTCTATTTAGCAACTCGACTCGCATACGCTTCAAACCATCTTCGTATTCTTTCAAAGCAAACTGAGCAGTCTGGGTGTCAGAACGGAACATGTAGGTGTAGTATTTTGAACGAGCATTGATAACTGGCTCAAAACGTTCTGGTATGATAGATGTGTCTGTTGCCGCCGACAGTGCAGATGATGCAACGTAATAATCAAACTTCAAACTACGATTGCTGGTGTCAGGTATGGGTGTTAAGCCTATTTCGTTATTGTATGTTGTGTAAACATACTCAGGATCACCAAACTTATCAACGTCAGGTCTTGAGTCTCTTTCTCTAAATCGCTCACTATATTCCTCGTAAGACAAGTACTTTAAAGCTATAGAAGTTGCAGACTCACTCAACTCAACTAACTTGACAAACGCTGCAGCACCTGCTGCTTCTGTGAAGCTAACAAAGTGGCTGGTTGCAGTGGCTATAAAAACTGTTTCTGTGAGAAGTATTTCGTTTCCGCTACTGATTGTCAGTGTAGAAGATTTTGTTTGTGACCCACCTGAACTTGTTCCAATTTCTAAAGTAAGTGTTGCACCACTCGTTTGAGTTAGTACTGTGTAAGACCTGCCTACAATTAAATCGTCTATCTGTTGAGTTGCTTCTGCATTAGTAAGAAGAAGAGTGTTACCAAACTTAGAACTTGCTGCAGGGGTGCCACTCACTGTAGTCCATCCTGTTATACTAGCAGAACCTGCAACTTCATACGTGCCGTTAGTTATGTAATTTTTAGGCTGCAAGATCATGTTGTCATAATCTACATACTTTAGAGTAGATGATATGGACTCATAACTGTAAAGGGACTTACCTGCAATAACGTCAATTGACCCTTCAGCGTGAGTAAAGGGCCAGTTTAGTTCAGAGTTTAGTATGTCAGAAATGGAACGATTGATGTAATCTTTTACAGTTGTCTGTACACCACGAGAAGCAGCAAACGTAGAACTGGTAAGCTCAACTTCGTTCATGTCCCGAAGAACATTGTTTACTAACACAAGATAACTACTAGCCATTTACCTTACTCTTCTTCTCTTTTAATTTGTAGTGCCTGACCCCGCCGGGTAAAGTACGTATAAGCTTCAAGTCTTCTCTTTTGTATACGGGGGGAAACTTTGTCCTTCTTAAATACACTGGCTTTAAGAATTGGTGACGTATCACTTTTTATTCCAGTCTAGAACTGTACGATGTTTTTTCCAAAACCAGTTGCCTACACGAGTAAAGGGCTTGCCACAATTTAGCAAACCCAGTGCAAGGTAATTAGTCAAACAGGGACGGATAGCCCTCATTTGTGATGTCATCCAAAGCTTGAAGCCTACTGTTAGCTTCTTCCCAGCTTCCAATAGCTTTGTCCATTTCTTTAAGAAGGTCAGGATGTTCCCCAATAGCTGTTGGATTTTGGAGATAATTTGTGAGAATGTATTTTGCACTTTTTTTCTGTGCCTCATATCTGTAACGCAGTGCGTCTATTGCAAGTTGTTTCATAGTATTCCCTTCAAAAGTATTATATACGAATTTTGAAGTTTAGTCAAGAATTTAATTAATA